TAAATCCTGGATGGGCCAAAAAGATCACTCAGATCGGTCGTATAGGAGACCATATCTTTTACCGTTGGGACTAAATAAATATCTCCATGAACTAATGGAGATGATTTATGATTGTTGCAGGTATTGATTATAGTTTAAGTAGCCCGGCAATTTGTGTACACGAAGGTGACACTTGGGACTATAAAAATTGTCACTTTTACTATTTGGTTAAACGTGAAAAATTATTGGAGGCAGAAATGCCATTTATACCAGGACTCTATCCTGAATATAACAATGATCTCGAGAGGTATGAAAATCTCTCGACATGGTCCCTTAATATTCTCAAAAAGCATAATGTAAATAAAGTATTCATCGAAGGCTATGCTTTCGGTGCGGTCGGCAGAGTATTTCAGATTGCTGAAAACGCAGGGCTGTTGAAGTATATGATATGGAAATCAGATATGGATATTGATGTATTTGCACCAACGATGATTAAGAAATTTGCCACTGGAAAAGGTAACGCAAATAAGGAAAAGATGTATGATGCATTTTTTTCTGAAAATGGGGTTGACATTCGAGCTAAGTGTGGTATTATGAATAATAACAGTTGGAATCCGGTCAGCGATATTGTTGACTCGTATTATATTGCCAAATTTGGTCTTGTTAAGGAGAATGAAAATGCAGATCAAGCGTAAGAGTGTAATTTCAGGTATTTGGAGAACTCGAGAAATCCGTGTTCGTCCTGATGATTATGATTCTTGGGAAAAAGGCTATGCAAGTGTAAACGATGCAATGCCTTATCTCGATGATGATGATCGTACGTTCATCTTGGCTGGTATTACAGATTCAGAATGGAGGGAAGCGTTTTCAGAACAAATCCGTTCTATCGTGAACGATCGTTTTTAGTTGTAAGGAAAATAAATGATACAATTTAGTGCAGACTATATTTGGTTGTTCTTTGCATATGGTGTAGGGACAGCCTTTGGATGGTACATTGGTGATAAAAAGAAAACAGAAGACGTTGTCACGCACGTAATTGACAACCTTATCGAACAGGAATATATTAAGGTCAGACGTAAAGATAATGATGAGGTTGAACTTTTGAAACATTGGGAAGATTTATGATTGTGATTTTTAACGGTCCTCCGGCATCTGGTAAGGATGCTGGGACCGAATATTTTGCTAAAAACTTTGGATATGAACATCTCAGTTTTAAATATCAGCTGTTTAAAGAAACATTTAAGCTGTTCGATGTATCCAAAGATTGGTTCATGGATGGCTATCATGATCGTAAGGTGAAGGAAGCACCTTCGGCACAACTTGGTGGTCTGTCTCGTCGTGAATCAATGATTTATACTTCCGAAAAACATATTAAACCAAAATATGGGAAATCGTTCTTTGGCGATAAAGTTTCCGAGGAAATTGATGTTAACAAAAACTATGCAATTTCAGATGGTGGCTTTATGGAAGAACTGTATCCGATTATAAATAAAGTTGGATACGATAATATGGTATTGGTTCAATTGGTTCGTGATGGTTGCTCATACAGTTCAGATTCCCGGCGTTATTTCAATGGAAAGCCGCTTGAGGAATATGTAATCTCCCACGAAACAGATCTTATTGAGGAACATCTCCTTCCAGAGGAAATTCCTATTTTGACATATCGGATTCATAACAATGGATCATTACCAGAATTTTATAACATACTAGATGAAATACACAATAAACTAAACTGAGGAATATATTATGACTGATAATCGTGACACAACTATGATCAATCGTGACACAATCGTGACAGCTTTAAAGGAAGGTGTCTGTGTCGTAAACTTTACTAAACAATCCGGTGAAGATAGAGTAATGCAATGTACTCTTAAGGAAGACCTACTCCCTCCAGCAGAAAAAACAGATCCACTGTCTCAGAAAAAAGTTCGTTCTGTGACTGAAGAAGTGGTGGTTGTTTGGGATGTGGAAAAAGAAGGTTGGAGATCCTTCCGTCTGGATAGTGTAAATACTTTTTCAGCAGTACAAATTTAAAATAAAAAGGTTAATAAAAATATGAGTTGCTTATATAAAGGCGAGATTGTAGAATCTGAGCAGTCCAAAAATTCAAACGGCGGTACCGAAATGATGCGTCAACGAGTTTTGGACAATGTTGATTTTTTGCATCTTCAAAAAGTTGCAATCCATTTTTCACGACCTCGCGAATTATATGACGATGTTCCTAATATTCTTTATTGTCATGATCTCGCCGAGGATCCTGAAAATGAGATTTTAAAGGACGGTGGTTGGAAAAAATTTGACCACTTTGTATTTGTTTCTGCATGGCAGCGTGATATGTATGTCATTCGTTATGGTATTCCATACTCAGAATGTAGTGTGATTTATAATGCTATTGAAAAGCAGTATGAGCCAAAGGAAAAGAATACAGAGACAGTTCGGTTCATTTATCATACCACACCTCACCGTGGTTTGGAATTACTAGTTCCAATTTTTGAAGCATTGTGTCAACAGTTCCCTAATATCCATCTTGATGTATATTCTGGGTTTGATATTTACGGTTGGCCAGAGCGTGATAAGCAATATCAAGGTCTTTATACACGCATTGATGCTCATCCGAATATGACATATCACGGTGTGCAGGATAATGAAACCATCCTAAAAGCACTTGAAGATGCACACGTATTTCTTTATCCTAATATCTGGAGAGAAACATCCTGTATTGCATTGATCGAAGCAATCAAAAGTCAGGTGATCTGTATTCATCCTAATCTAGGTGCTTTACCCGAAACAGCTTGTAATGCTACAATTATGTATGATTTCAATGAGGATCCTCAAATTCATGCAAATTATGCGTTTGCAATTACCGCACAGCTATTGGTGGCAATGCAGAATGATCCTAATTATCTAAATAAATGGACATTCTCTGATCGGTTTGCTTTGGCCAGAAATAATATTGATTCGTTTACTACGATTTGGAACCAAACTTTGCGAAATGTTTTGGATGGAACAGATGACTGATAAGATTGATAATATTCTTCAATTTCCAAAATTAAAAATACCAGGCAGTCCACAGTCACCACAAGAGCTTGCGGAACAATTATCCGAATATAAAAAGGAATATGCAGATGAGATTGCTGAAATTCTTTGGAACAATATCCTTGGTGAACTGACACGAGCTGGGTGTTATTTTGATGAGAATATTGAGGAATATTATCCTTCAATGATTCTGTTATTGGAATCTATTAGATCATTACATTTACATTCAAACGGTATTGACCATCCCTTGCAAAAATATGCAAAGGAAGCAATAGCAGTACCGAAGATAAAAAAATTGGTTGACAAAGACGAAGATTTGGATTAATATTATATAGTATGAAATAAGGAATATATCATGGCACAAACCTATGCCCAAACACTTTCCAATATAGTGCGGCATATCAACAATAATCATCCAGGGCATTTTCAGGCTGCACAAAAGCCTCAAATTCCTCTGAATGAGCAAACCTCTATTAAAATGAATGGTGGATTTGAATCGCCAGGTCCAGGATATTCAAGATATCTAAAAAGGGCTATGGAAAAATCACTAGCTTTGGAACATAAGTTGGATGATTTTGTAATTCAAATGCCAGGTATGTCAGGACGCAAATACAGATACTTTATCAATAATCTTATTGAAATGATTTCTGAAGAACCTGCTCATGCTGGTGCCAGATATCTTGAGGTTGGATCTTGGAAAGGCTCAACGGCATGTTCAGCAATGTACAAGAATAATGTGGATATACTCTGCATTGATAATTGGACCGGTTTTGGTGGACCTCGTACCGATTTTATGGCTAACATAAACAAATCTATATCTCGAGATATTGACTTTAATCTTCTTGATGAGGATTTCAGAAAGGTCGATTATACCGATATAGGTAAATTTAATGTATATCTGTTTGACGGCCCTCACGAGGAGGTTGATCAATATGATGGTGTCATGCATGCACTTCCAGCTCTCGATGATGAGTTTATCCTAATTGTAGATGATTATAATTTGGAAAGAGTAATCAAAGGGACTGAAAGAGCTATCCATGATGCGAAATTAAATGTTATTTCATCGATTGAAATATATACAACAACAGATCGTACTGGTCCAACATACATATCAGAACAGTACAGTGACTGGCATAATGGCTATTTTATTGCCGTTTGCCAACAGACAAAATGATGAGTAAAAATTATGGCAATTTTAATTGACTACAATCAGGTAATGCTTGCAAATCTATTTGCTAGTATTGGTAATCACACTAATGTAGAGGTTGACGAGGATCTTATTCGTCACATGTTCCTCAGTTCACTTCTTCGAATTCGTAAAAAGTTTAATGAGGAATACGGCGAAATCGTCCTATGTGCTGACAGTAAAAATGTCTGGCGTAAGGAGGTTTATCCTTATTATAAGGCGAACCGTAAACGCAGCCGTGACGAGTCTGATTTGGATTGGAATCAGCTCTTTAATGTGATGCACAAAATTCGTGATGAGGTACGTGATAACTTCCCTTATAAAGTTCTATGGATTGAACACTGCGAGGCAGATGATATCATCGCAACAATCTGCCACGATCATGGTACCGAACTCAATACTGGTTCCGAAAAATATCTTATTGTGTCAGGTGACAAGGATTACATCCAGTTGCATATCTATGCAAATGTGGCTCAATATGATCCCATCCGCAAGCGGTGGATCAAAAACAATGATCCGAATAAATACCTTCAGGAACATATTTTGAGAGGCGACTCTGGTGACGGTGTACCTAACGTACTGTCTCCTGATAATTGTCTTGCTTTAGGTGAACGTCAGCGTCCTATGACATCAAAACGACTGAATGTATTACTTGAAGGTACTGAAAATATGGACGAGGAAACACTTCGTCGGTATCACAGAAACAGAATGATGATTGACCTTAACGAGGTCCCTGAAAAATATAAAACTATAATTCGCAACGAGTTTAACAAGGAGAAAGATATCGGTAGAGAAGGACTATTTAATTATTTTGTGAAAAATAAATTAAAGAATCTTATGACTGATATACAGGATTTTTAACAATGAAACTTTCAATATCTGAAATTATAAACAAGGCTGCTGCTGAAAAGAAAAAGACCGATAAAATTGAGGTGCTGCGGAAAAATGATTCTTCGGCTCTTAGAACAATTCTTCGTCTTATGTATGACGATAGAGTAAAATTTCTTGTTCCAGATGTAGCACCACCTTGGAAGAAAAATGAATATGAGGACGAGGCCAAGCCTATGTTGTTTTCTGAAGCCCGCCGCTTGAAAATTTTTGTTGAAGGTGGTGGTTATGAAACCCTGAATCAAATCAAACGTGAAACATTATTCATTCAGTTACTACAAGACATTGATAATGACGATGCTGATCTATTAGCACACAATATGATTTCACAAACTCCAGTTAAAGGATTGACTCGAAAAACCATTGAAGAGTCGTATCCTGATCTTTTCACTTCACCATTAAAAATTTAAGGATCATTAGGAAGAAAAATGGCAAAGCGATATAAGAATCTGCGCAATGGTACCCCAAGCTACGATGATGAATGGGGTCCTAAGAACGAGGATCGTTGGAAGGAAAAACAGCGCGGTAAGCGGCGAAACCAAAAACGCAAGAATAAGCATCGTGAAAAGTTCCAGAACTTCAAAGACTTTAACGAAAAATATTAAATTTTTTTAAAAAAAATGGTTGACTTTTTGCCTAACATGTATTATATTACTAATATAAGGTAAAAAAAGGATATAATATGTGTGTAAGTGATAAAGTGATCCTTGTGGATTGTGATGGCGTTCTTCTTGATTGGGAATATGCTTTCGATGCCTGGATGAAACGGCATGACTACAAAAAGGTAGTTGAAGGCGAATATGAAATGGATGTGGCGTACGATATGCCTAAAAAGGAAATCAAGCGACTAATCCGTATGTTCAACGAGAGTGCTACAATCCGTAAATTACCACCCCTCCGTGATGCAATCAAATATGTCAAAAAGCTTCACGAGGAACATGGATATATTTTCCATGCCATTACTAGTCTAAGTAATGATCAATACGCTCAACACCTACGGACCAAAAACCTCCGTGAGTTGTTTGGCGACACCGTATTTGAAAAATACGTTTATCTCGACACTGGTGCCGATAAGGATGATGAATTATGTCAATACGAAGGTACCGGTTGTTTCTGGGTAGAGGACAAGCCGGAGAATGCTGAATGCGGCTTGAAATTTGGACTGAATTCAGTTCTGATGGCACACAATCACAACAGTGATTATAAGGGTGCCGCAACCCGTGTAAATAATTGGAAAGATATTTACGAACTAGTGGTTGGATGATATAAATACATCTAACAACAGGTTATTTTTTATTATGATCGAGAGGCAGACCTGTTAACGGCTGCCTCTTTTTTTATAGGAGTATGAATGCCAACTTATAATTTTAAAAATAATGAAACCGATGAAATAACAGAAATTCGGATGTCTATATCCGAACGTGACCAATTCGTCAAAGATAATCCCCATCTAACTCAAATCCTTTTAAAGCCGCCTATGGTTGATGCAGGCGGCAATCTCTCTGTCGGCAAACCTGACAGTGGGTTTCGTGATGTTCTAAAAAACATAAAATCGCACCATCCCGGATCGCGATCAATTAAAAACACAATCAATGATTGGTGACACAATCATGCTTTAAAAAGGAGAAACCATATGGCATCATCGCAGCGGCGTCTTTCACAGAAACAAAAGCGTAAAGCGAATGCAAATAGGCAAACAAATGTACTGACCATGAGGGACATTGAGCCTATTACAGAAACGCAAGAAACCCTATTTGATTTATATGATGAAGATTTTAATATTGCCGCCGTAGGGACCGCTGGGACTGGAAAGACAATGTGTGCTTTGTATTTAGCACTATCCGATGTACTGGAACTACCTGAATATGAAAGAGTTATTGTAGTCAGATCAGCAGTACAGACCAGAGAACAAGGCTTTATGCCTGGATCAAAGGCTCAAAAGGAAGCCGTCTATACCGCACCTTATCAAGATATTGTTAACAGTCTCTTTGGGAGGGGAGATGCCTGGGAAATTTTAAAATCAAAACGAATTATTGAATTTATGACTTCATCATTTGTACGAGGTCTCACATTCGATAATGCAATTATTGTCGTAGATGAATGCCAATCTATGACCTATCATGAATTGGATTCTATTATTACACGCGTAGGTGAATCATCAAAAATTATCTTCTGTGGCGATACTGCACAGGACGACCTACAACAATCACGAAATAGAGCAGATATATCTGGCCTTGTAGACTTTATGAATGTTATTAGAAAAATTCAGTCATTCAAGGTTGTCAACTTTAAACCGGCAGATATCGTTCGCTCAGGTGTAGTAAAAGAATATATAATTGCAAAGGAAAACCTAAACAGAAATCTGAGGTTGGTAGAACCAGCCCACGCTTGAGGTAAAAAATGGTAGATTATGCAATTGTAGGTGGAAACAATTATACAATAGTGGATCTGGGAGACCCGGATCCACTTACCGAATTTCCAGAAATATATGGGAATCTAAATTTTTCATACGTCGTTACTTTAACACAACCAAATGCCTTAAAATATCTAGGTATAACAGTAAATAGTAAACCAGCCTGGGTTAGTGCTGCAAATATAACCAATAGCAATAATAGTATCTTTATTTCCAGAGATCCTAATTATACTATTTTTCCTGATGAAAGTTATACGGTAACCAAATATGATGATCAAGGTTGGTTAGGTAATACGGAAACAACCAATATTTCTATCGGCGAATATACAGCAGCAAATAATAAAACCGATTATGTCCTAAGTGCATGGAATACACCTTCACAAGAGGAGGTCGAAGGTACATTTTCGTTTACTTTGAACTATGAAGATACTGACAATCCAGGTACTGAGAATACTGTCAGTCCATCTTATACTCAAAACTTTGTATGGAATGTGCAGACTGCACTTCCTGGTTTCATAAATAATCTTGACGAAACAATGCCATCGACAAATAATACAATACTTGAGGAATATGCAAATACTGATGCTCCGTTTGATACAAGTAACACATTTACATCAACAACCGATCTCAAGGATTTGTTGGCAAATACAGGAATAGATTTTACAGAATTGGATAACGTACGACCATGAGACCAGTAGCAAGATGGCCAGTAGATAAAATAGCAACAGGACACCCTTGTAGTGCTACCGCAAATATTGCTGGAGCATTTCAGGTAGCAGTATTTGCCGGCGGCGAACCCGTGTCCTGTCCTGGTGATCTAATCGGCCCTCATACAATTAAAGCCGGAAAATACTGTATACCTCATGCAGCAACTGTAAACGCCGGCTCACTTTTCGTATATGCGTTTGGAAGACCAGTCGCTAGAATTGGAGATTCTGCGGATGCTGGTGCCATTATTACCGGAACCCCTTTAGTTCTTGCAGGTGGGTGATGACACCATTTATCAGAAAAGAAGCCAACCGAATGAATTGGATCATTAAAGGAAAACTTATTGATCCCTCTTGGTCTGATAAAGATATTGAAGCAACCTACCATTCATACATGAAACGATTGTGGGGAAACAACGAAAACTATGTTCATGAAATTGGATTTGAACAAGCTTGGAAGGCAAGAGAAGCCGAAATGCTTAACAAAGAAGTAAAAAAAGTTCCGATTTTAGGTGGGCATTACGATTGGGGGGTTGACAAAAAGACCTAATCCAATTATAATATAGAAAAGAATGAGGATTTATTATGTTTAACCATGTCGATCATGGTATTGAGTTACCTAAATTAACACGAGAAACGACCGAGAGTGGTCGTAGATATTTCACACCAGAGGGCAATGCATATCCCTCAATTACCACTGTCCTATCAATTCTAAGTAAGGAAGCAATCAAGGCCTGGAGGGCTAGGGTTGGTGCTGAGGAAGCAAATAAGATCTCTCGGCAGGCAGCTGGACGTGGTACTGCGGTTCATAAACTTGCAGAAGATTATATTGACAACGTAGAGGATTGGAAAGGCAAACAGCAGCCTGCAAATCTTTTTATGTTTAATACAATCAAGCCACTGATTGATGAGAACATCAATAACATCTGGTTCCAAGAGGAATTCCTATACAGCGATAAACTTCAGACTGCAGGTCAGGTTGACTGTATTGCAGAATGGGATGGTGAGTTATCAGTAATTGATTTTAAAACATCTCGCCGTCCTAAATCAGTGGATCAGATTCAAAACTATTTTAT